TAGTTTATGGGTATGACCACGGCATTGAGATTGGTGCTTTTGAGGCGGATGGCAATCACTGGTTTAAAACTCTGATCATTGGGCAACCGCACTGGAGTGCCCAATGCATGGCTGGCTGCTCGAGGATTGCCTGATCCACTCAGTTGGAATCCACCTTCAGAGATCACTGTGCTACAGATCTGTGTCATCATGCTGTCGCCGGCGACAGCGCCAGTGTTGGTTATTTCATAGCGTATGGGCAAGGTGGCCGTGGTCATGTAGACCTTAGTGTTGCCCGATTGGTTGGCGTGATTGAATATGTGACAGTTAACATAGGCGCCGTCGATTACAAAACCCACACGCACCGAGCCCACGCCCAACCACTCCACATCGGCAAACATGATCTGTGTGCGTTGTGGGTACAGCGTAATACCTGATGGGTTAGATGTTCCACCGCCACCAAGAAGATTATCAACATTCCAGGAATCCTGGCGCACACGTTCTTCCGCACCAGTTGATCCCGAACGTATCACAAAGTAGTTATAGGTGCCGTCGTTTTCAAAGAACACGCCATCATTGGCATCAAACAGTCCCACACGTTGGCGCAGATTTGTTTTGGGTGTATCAAAACAGAATGTGTTCATGGTCAGTTGGCTCTTGCCTGGCTGATATGGAAAAGGTTTCAGTGTTTCTCTCAACACCGAATCGCCCGATGCGGATCCTACGTTGAGTTGGTAAGAACTCTGTGCGGCAACATACACAACGTTGCCTGTGCCTGCTACATTGGAAGCAAACTGACCGTGATCGTAGTAGCGTGCCTGGCTGTCAAACAAGGTGAATGGCTCTGACACACGCAGTCGACCAAATGCGTCTGCTGTGGCACCCGAAAATCCTGAAATAACAACATTGGCATCATCGGCCAACACAACATTGGCCGTGCCTGTTATACCCACATTGCCCGACACTACCCAAGGACTTGTGCCTTGTGTGACGTTGACATTGCCCAGAATACCCACATTACCTGACACCACCGTGTTGCCAGAGATCACCCAGGGTGTGGTTCCTTGATATACTGTGACGTTGCCAGATGAAACTGTGACTGGCAATGAGTTTCCTGAGAGATCAACATTACCCAGTGCGCCAATGCTGACATTGCCCACACTCACATTGCCAAGTATGGAAGCATTGGTGCGGACAAATACGTTGCCAGTGGCTTCGTCCAGCTCCAGGGCCTGCGTTATATTACGTAGATACCATGGTGCGACTTCTGTTGGTTCTGGATAGGCCATTATCGTGGATATCCTTTAAATGCTTTGATAGGGCTGTTGATTTGAACCAAGTCTGGCTCTTCACTGTCAGCAGAGGTTACTAATTTTTTACCACCTTTGGTTCCAGTCATCCGCAGTGCCGCATCAATCACAGGACGAATACCTGCATTCATGCCCACTACCACACCGTGTTCACCAAATGGTGTTTCTTTTGACCACTCAGGTTTATAAGGGTTGACGTCGTCTGCACGGTAGTCGGCCCTGGCGCGAGCCATAGCCACACCAAATCTATAGTTGTTGTAGGGATCACTGGCACTGAGTCCAGGTATAGTATATGTCTGACGCATGGGTGCTTCTTGCTCTGGAGCAAGATCTTGTTGTTCTACAATAAACTCACGTGCTCTCATCGCGGATAACCTCGGAATCCTTTGACAGGACTTTGTTTGTTGACATCGTTCATTTCTTGACTATCCATGTCGCCGTTGTTGACGTCATCATATTCTGCTCCAGCGGCACGGAATGCCTGCTTGAGCATGTTTTGTTCTTCTTGTGTGTAGGGATGCGCTGATCTTCGAGTACCTACCCAACTCTGTTGATCCATTTCAATAGGAGCGTCTGTGCCGTCAGCTGAGGCCACAGCCATCATCACACGATTAAGTACGTAGTCCGAATTGGTTCGTTTTTTATCACGAAAGAGATCAAGCCCACGTGTGGCCTGTTGATGCCTGTGGCTGATTTTACCTCGGCGTTCGGCAATGAATTCACGTGCTCGCATGTTTAGAACACGCTTTCTTGAGCCGAGCTTGCTGTTCCTAATTCAAGAGCAGTAAACGGTGTTCCTGTAACAGTGACTTTGTTTCCAGCGCCAGCATAGACTTCAAACACAGTGTTAGCCGGTATTGTGATTGGTGCAGAATAGATATTACCCACAGGATCGGCGCTACCCAGTGCGGTGGCATAGGCTTGATATGTAACAGCATTAGCACCTGTGGCTATTTGTAGTTTATCTGTGTAAACTGTTGCATTCCCCAATGATGTATATACGTTTGCGGCCATTTTATTTTTTCCTTATTACCACGCACGGCACGACCAATAACGTGCCTTTGTTCTTGGTCCTGGGTTGTCACAGTTATGACGTGCTCTAAAACTCTTGCGACGTGCAGGATTTGATTTTTTGATCTTCATGGTCTTTTGACCCAATCGTTTGGCTGTGGTACCACCGTGACCAAAGTTTACTTTTTTAACATTGCCAGTGGCAGGGTCTCGGACATACACTTTGAATTTTTTTGTATCACCACGCATGGGTTTACCCAATGGCACTTTGCGGCCTTGATATTCAGCTTCGCCAATGGGATCATCTTCTGTGGTACCATCTGTGGCTGGTATGGTCATGCTTGGTGGCTCTTCTTCTGTGGGATCTTCACTGACCAGAGTGTCATCCACGCTCATCATTTCATCAACACATCCGCAAGCTTCTTGCATACACTCTGAGCATGTATCTTCTACTGTGTATCCATAGCTTTCTAGTATGGCAATGAGTTTGCTGTCTGCTTCAATGCACAGTCTATCTTCTTCAACAGCAATGATGTGACTTTCAATCAAACAATCTTCTTTGATGTTGATAGCAAAGTCATCGCCCACTGCTGGATTCTCCATCCATTGTTGCGATTCGGCAAGATAGTCTTTTAAAGATTTCATTGTGCTTTAAACTGTTTGTAAAGATTGGTCAAATGTGACTCAATGTCTGCTTCTTCTTGTACACGAACAGCTGACACAGGCACAGTGGTCTGGCCGTTGCCTGCAACATCGCGCTTGGGCTTGTTTAAACCGCCGGCAATGGTTTTGGTCATGTAGTCTGTGGTTTGTGTTTCTTCGTCTGGGCTGTTGGAATAGTCTTCATCCATTTGCTCGCAACCACAATCTGCAGATCCGCACACTGGACATACTTCTTTGTGTCCTGCACTGGAACCCAGGCCTGCCATTTTAAGAATCATAGCCAACTGTTCAGCATCTTCGTCTGTGGCAGTGACTGTCAAACTCTTTTGACCTTCTTCGCCCATGCTCATGTTGATACTCATGCCTTCAGTAAGTGCAGTGAGTTTCTTTTCAAAGCTTTCAGCAATTTGACCTTCATACACACCTTTACCAAATACCATACCTTTTTTTCCTTTTCCGCTTTCGGCAGGAGCAGTTGCCACTGACCCAGCCACTGTGGACTCTTCAGTTTCCTCTTTGCCTTTTTTCTTGGCCATCTTGGTGGCGGTAGCATACATCACCTCTTCACCGCGCTCGCCATAACGCTTTTCAAAGTCGCCTTTGGATTTCTTCATTGACTTCACAAACTTTTCGCGCTTGTTCATTTCGGGCTTTGACAGTTTGCGCTCGGGCATGACTTCTTCTCCATCTTCAGCATCTGATGCTTTCATGTAGTCACGTGCTGTGTCCAAGTAATCCAAAGCCTTGGTAATTTTTGATTGTACCCACTCTGGCAAATTCTCATCTGCATCAAGTATGTCGTGCAATTCTTTTGCGGCTTCGGCAGCAGTGTGTAACTGTTCACGTGCCATGTCGCCTTCGCGGTCATATTCGCCTTTGTCCACCAAAGAAATCATTTCATCTTCTTTCATGCGGAGCAGTTTGCTCTTGCCTGTGGGACCTTTGGCGCCAAGTTTACGACCTGTGCCTGCTGGACGGCCTTTTTTCTTTGGACCGTCATCTTTGCTTTTGGTTTTTTTCTTGTCTTTGAGATTGCCGTGCTCGTCATAGTCATCATCGTTGCCAGTGTCATCACGGTCACTGCGATAACCATACTTCTTGTGTATGTTGCGATCGCTTTCAGAATCCTTTTGAGTCTTGCTCATAGCACCTTGCAGGCCTTTGAGTAACTTCATGTCAAGTTCGTCAAGATTTTCTTCACGTACTGTTTCCATGTCGCCGTCACCATCTAAGTCGGCTTTCTTCAACCCAGCGGCACGAGCCTTGGCAAGGTTACCAGTAAAACGATTGCCTTCTTCCATGTCGGCTTCGTCCATCTTTGAAAAGGCCTTTTTAGGCTTGTCAGCATCTGCAGCCGCTGCCTTCATTGTCTCTTTGCGATTTTTATCGTTGTCTAGATCAAGGAAATCAGGTTTGCTACCTTTGCCTTCCAGCAAATTCATTCTATCAAGTATTTCATACATGTTCTTCATTTTTGTTTTCCTTATCTGGCGTTACTGCGTACAGCTGGCAATCTATTTTTTGTAGTTCCAACAGGGCTCTTGTCACCCATTGGAAATTCATTTGATGTCACTGCTGGAGGAGTTTTACCACCAGCCACTGTGAAGTCACTCTTGTAAGCATTTTTAACCACTGCATGATCATAGGGGCCAGTTGCGTAGTCTTTACTCAAGGCTTTTTGCTCTTTGTTGGGAGCAGGATAATCAGTGTCTGTCAACAGATTTTTACTTTCAGATTCTTGTGTGTCACGTTCTTGATCAATTGAATCAGCATACTTGGTATCTTGCATGATCACACGGTTTGGATCCATGCCCAATAACTGAACGATCTGTGTTATCTGTGGAGGTGTTGCTGGGTAATTAAACACCACGTCCATGAATGTCATGCTTTCATTGTTGTACTGTGGAAAGTCCGTTAGTTCTTTCTGCACTGGTGTTTTCTTGGGTGCCGTCATTGACACCACATCAAATTGTTTGAGTTTTTCTTTAAACTCACTCATAAATCCACTGTCAACGTCGCCTGCTATCTTGATGCGATAGTTGTATGTGTGTTTGGATTCTGTTAAGTATTCTGCAAAAGTTTTCATATCAATCCCCTATATCATATTTAGCCTATTAGGGCTTCTTTGGTTGTTCGCGCTTGACCAATCGCTCCAAGAGTTCGTTGCGATCAAGTATGTGTCCTGTGCCTGTGGCAATAGCTGACTCTTCACCGTTGGCGCCATCACGATCAAACTTGGCTTTTTTAAGCTGTAGATCAATCATTTTTAGTTTCTTGTTGAGCTTGGCTGTTTTGGCTGTGATCGCATGCCCTAACAGGGTGCTGGCCACAGAAAAAATTTCACTGGCGTAGCGGCTGTCTACATTCATGCCCAAATCCATGAGATCATTGAAGCTTTCTGTGGCTTTGGCCGCTAGATCGTCCATTTCTGCATCACTGGCTTCCAGTCCACGCACAGCCGGCAATGCGGCTTCAATTTTGTCAAGTTTTTCTAATGCATCTGGAAGAACGGGCAAGTTGGTTTCAATGTCGTTGCCAGGCAGGGCATCATCGGCGGAATCCTCCTTGAGTGGAAGATCGAAAAGTTCCTCTAATTTCTTAGTCATGCGGGTATTTACCGCATTATTTCTTGCCGTTGCGGAAGATATCGTCTTCTGTGATTACCCGAAATTGCAAGCCCTGGCGTCGACACCACTTGGTTGCGGCGTCCCATTTGGCATAATTTACAGCAACAATAGCACGGTCTCTAACCGATGCCTTGCTTTCTAGTATGCTTTGTTTTTTGGGTTTGATTTCAATCAGCTCTGTGACTACAGTGTTATTTCTAGTGCGATACTGTATCAAGAAGTCTGGAATATAGTTGGTCATCTTTCCTGTGAGTGGATGACGATAGGGTATGGAAATTGACTCGCTGGCCCATTGAACTATGTTGTCGTTGTTGTCACAAAAACGCATGAAGGCCTGTTCCCAACCTGAACGATATTTGGGTTTGCCTTTGCCTACGTATTTTTGTGGGTTTCGTACTTCAAAAAACCCTTGTGCATAATTCCTGCTCATGGTAGCACATTGCGAGCCGCATAGTAGTTGGGAGTCAACAATGCGTTTACGCCCAACAAAGTAGCATTACTGCGTTGATTGTTGAGATAGTAACACAATGTTGATGTTAGTTCAAGCTGATTCTGACCTTCAATCTCAGCTAGAAGATCGAGCACTGGTCGTTTTTGATATTCGGCCACTTGGAAAAGACTCACTGTGAAATTTTGAGCTGCCAGTTTGTCTTTGAAAACTTTAGCAAAGTAACTATAGACCACATCATACTGATCCACAGGAACTTCTGTGGCAAAATTATAAAAGTTGTCAAACACCTTTACTGTGAGATCAACTTTGGGGTCTGCGTAGTTTATTGTACTCATCGTGGAACTTCCTGTGTGGCTGGGCCTGTTAGAGTTGGTGTGGCTGATCTAGGAGTGGCTGGGTTGGTTGTAGTTGAATTTTGTTGAGCTGGTACTTTTGGAAAGAAGAATCCGTCGGCAGTGTTGGCAATCTGTCTGACTGCACCCGGTAACTGACCGCGTATGACATCCTTGGCCACAGCATTGGCTTCGTTTCGTATAATGCTTTGTAGATTCTTGCCTTTGAACGTTTGGTACACTGACCCCGCCTTTTGTACAGCACCAATGATACCCAACACTGATCCGCTTTGTAAATCGTTCACAATGCCTCCAATGGTATCAATTGCGCCACCTTGACCAAGTATGCTTGCACTGCTTGGACGACTCAGCGGACTGCGAACAGTATCGTAGTGTGCAGGATCAGCAAAGCCTTTGGCATTGGCTGTGGGACGTGCAGTGTCAAGACGACCTTGATAGTATTTTACTGTTTCATATTTTACTGTCATCTGATGCTCCATGAGTCCGCCGCCCTGACTATAGTCATATGTATCATGTCGCCATTCACTGATCATGGGATTTATCAATACGTAGGCGCAGAATTTGTGTTGATCAAACCCGTATATGGTTATGTCTTTGAAGAAGGGCGGTTTGCCAGTGACGCCAGCGGCACCATCGCTATAGCTCTCGCCAATGTATCCCCAATCGTTTACAGTGCGCTGGTCGGTATAGATGTCTCTGCCGTTGTAACTGAGTTTGGGATCTCCGCCATTACCGCTTTGTCCTAGGCTGCCTTGTGTGACTGGGGTGCTCCAATATTGCTGTGTGGGGTCTTTGTAATAGTAGGCAAAGTAGTTGTACCACATATTACGAATGAGATCGTTGCCGTCATCATGAAACGAAAGTTGGCAAGGATTATAATCAATTTTTTTCTGTACCAATCGTTTACGATTGTATTGATTCATCGTCTCAACGTCAATTTGATAGTTAGGAAGTTGCACAGTCTTGACCAAGAGACTGAGATTCTGTTGATCTGTTTTGTCAAAAACTTCTTTTAGTTTTGGAATTTCAGTTGTGTTGAGATTGAAGTAAACGTGAAATAAAAATTTATAACGAGGCGCCAGCTCATAACCGTTGGCACGGAAAGTCTTGCTGGCGTGTGTGTAGTCCTTTAGATAGTCACTTCCAAAGAACCCCTTGAGGAAGTCCTGTCCAAAGGCCATGACCGTTATCCTGTTATTACGTCGCCGAGAGTTCTTCCAACTGTGGCGCCAACACCAGAACCAATAGGAGTTTGGATAGCGTTGTCAAAGCGGATGTTCATAGTGACTGTCACAGGAGCACTTTCGCTGTAGTTGAGATCGTTGTAGTTGACTGATGTCAAATAGCAACCATACAATTCCCAAGTTTCAAGTACCACAGGTTGTGCGGCTCCGTTGCCACCGTCCAGTATTTCGCAACGTGTTGTAAACTTGTAATCAATACCTGAACTGGCTGAAGCTTGTTCCATGAAGTCTAACTGTTTCTGTAACTGCTCGCCTACCAACTTGGCCACGTTGCCACCTGCATCATCACGTAGGTTAACAGAAATTGCTTCCCAACTGTATTTGCCAGCCAAATAAATGGTGGAGTTATAGATCGGAACTTGCATTTCTTCAAAACTCACCGAGGGGCGTGTAAAGTCAATGACCTGTTTGGTCAATTCTGTACGTGGTGTGCTTACACCAAAGTTCTCAAATACCGCACGGAAGCGATACTTTAATTTTGGCATCAACAAGCCTTGCGTTGGACTGGATTGGTCACTGGCCAAAGGCACTGTCATTTTTGTTAGCGATGCGATAGACATATTACTCTCTCCTAATATGTAATTATTTATGGCAGATGAGATCAAAAAAAATGGGGCCTAAGCCCCATTTTTCTGCATTGCCGATACCGTTAGACGGTACTTGATGTTGCAACCTGCCCTGATGCAATCTCACCTGTGTTCTTGATTCGAACAGGGATGTAGATGAATTCAACTGCTTTGACTGGTTCGATCGCAATATCAACAAACAGTTCGTTTCTGTCGATACGAGCTGGTGTGTTGTTGCTTTCATCGCAAACCACTAGATAATCGTAGATGCCGCGTTTTGCAACCAAGTCATTGAGCAAGTTTTCACATGCATTTGAAATCTCATCACGTGTGATTTGATCATTGGGTTCAAACACAAATGTCTTACCAATGGTTTCGAGTCTAGCGCGGAGGAATGCTACCAATCGTGCCACGTTGATACGATCCAATGCACTAGGTGTGCCAGCTTCGGTCTTGTTACCGTAGTTGGTGATGCCTGTGCCTGGTATGAATGTGATTGGGTTAATCTTGTTTTCATACAAGGTGTCACGAATGCTTTGACGGATAGCAGTAGAAATAAACTGTCCGGTCTGTGCATCAACATAACCCAAGGCAAACGCATTGTCTACCACACCACGACGTGTGCCAGCCGGTGCTAACCAAGGGAAGCTCACTTCGTCACTGCGTAAAATTGTACGTAGCATCATGTGACTTGGTGGTTGTACCACAACTGATCCGCCAAGATCTGTGGTTTGACAGCTTGGATAGAATGTGCCCAAGTAAGGATCTGCTGTTACCAATCCGTCCTCAGAGTCTGTGCCAACACCAAATGCATCTGTTGCCCAGGCTGTGATAGCATCGGCGTTGTCAGGCATGCGCATTGGTGTATCGCCAATGACAAATGCAGTGTTGCTACGCTCGTTGTTGAGTGCTACCATGTTGGGAATCAACTCTGGATAGTTAGGTGTAGCAAGCAAGTTGAACTGGCGCTGTTCTTCACGCAGGTCCTGATTTCCATCAATGGATGCCTTCATTGCGGCAACAACCATTTGTCGAACTGCTTTGCGTCCCATGTATGGAGCACCATTGTTTTGTAGTCCACTGGCAGTGACCCATGCATTCTTGACTGTTGGCAGTACCTCATCGGGGAAGCTGGTAGCATTGAAATAATCAACCTGGAAGCTCTTGACGTTGAATCCTGAGCGACGTAGATTAAAGCCCAACATACCTTCTGGATAAAGAGTAGCAGTTGGTGCGTCTAGATCCAGATAGTTCGATGACAACAAACTTGTAATGGTTGGAATTGGATCAGTGATTGGATCTGTGTCGCCATTGGGTGCCCAACGGAAGTCAGCAAACAACACACCATTTTCAGTGGTTTGATCTGTGTTATCTATCAGCACCCATTGGTCTTGTCCGTCCACTGTTTCCCAACGTTTGATAATTGGGTATGCTTCTAAATCACTGGTATCAATCCATAAATCGCCTGGTTCCAAGACACCACCGTTGCTTTGTTCAGTCGGCGCAGTGGTAGAGATAATAGGACCATTTGGATCTGTTTGTGTTAGGTCAAAACCTCTAACATCGTTGGAAACAGTTTTATAACCAACCCAGTTGCCATTGTTTTGTATCATAATGTCAACTTGATCTGTGGCGCTGTAGTACCACAAACGTCCGTCTGCTGGATTTTGATCTGGAGCAGTGTCGCTGGCTGTGTATGTCAAAGTTACCCAATTGCTGAGAGTCAATGAACCTGTGGGATCATCTGGATTGGTATATCGAACACCTACCACGCTGGTATTGATACCAGCATCTGTTACTGGTGTACCAGATGTATCATCAAGCACAATCACACCACCTTGAGTGTGCTGTATCTGGATGGATCCATCGCTGTTGACTCCAGCTGTCACAGGAGCACCGCTTGGAATCACTGCCAAGAATGCTGTCACAAAGTCTGTGGCTGTGGTTCCGCCCAGTGTGGCTGTGACTGGTGTGCTCAAAGTTGAAGAATTCTTTGTGCTATAAGAAATTGTAAATGTTTCAGAGTTAACAAAGGTTGGTGTAGTAGTTGCTCCATTGATGATTGTGGCGCCAATAGCATTTCGCTCATAAATTTTGAGAGTAAATGTATCTAAAATTGTACCAGACAAATTGTCAATTGGAGTTACATTGTATTGTGCATAGGTACTACCAACAGTGATATTACGGCCGCCACCAGATGGGTCCAATGCTTTGTTTGCACTTTCATCATTTTCGTAAACTGGGCAATTTTGTTGTACAAAAAGAGCCAATGGTGAACTAAATTTCTTAACTACAAGGTCGGTACCTTGGTTAACATTGTTGATCTTGTTCCATACCGATCCACTTGGATGTGGCTCTGTGCTGGTCGATCTCCACTGTGGCACTGTATAGCTTGGCGACTGTTGCAAGGCTGGTGCATAGTATGTTGTGGCAGTGATACCAAGGTCGGTCAAAACAGTACCTGTTCCTGCATCAACAAAGAGCACACCACCGCCTGCACTAGAATCATTGTTTTCTGCATAAGAATCAAGATACAGTTGTAGTTTTCCACTGTTGTTGATTGCGCTTACCCCTGGAACGCCACTATTGATTACGCTAACCAATCCGTTAACATTGTTATTGGGTGAAACGGGAACAGTTATTAGAATGTCGTTGAGGTAGAATGTGTTGCCAGCTGTCAATGATGGGTTAGTATTGTTGGCTATCACTGAAGGCCATGAATTTTTCCAATCATCGCTGCCAACCAATACCCATGTGTTGGCTGGCACAACAGGATCGCTGTTGACATTGCCTGGAGTCTTAAAATACACAGGATTGTTGGCATTGGTAGCTACTACACAGTAGTCGCCAATGTTGCCAATAGAATCTTTGGGCACGCCAGATTCAAGATCGTCAGTGCTGGTAATGACAACAGGAGTTTTTAGTACAAATGTATTGGTTGTATAGCTCCACTCAAAAATTCCCCAAGCAGTAGACAAGGTATCTAACCAGTAGGTACCGTTGTCGGGATCGCCTGTGGGACGATTTAGTGTGGCCACAAGTTCTGATAGATCAATGTCTGCTCGTTGTATATAAGCACGATTGCTGATGTTCAACACTGACCAGGCGGCCAGCAACCCATATTCATTGAGTTCGTATCCGTTGATTGGGGTGCCTGCAGAAGTCTTGTAGAAGAATGGATTACCATATGTATTGACCAAATCTCTCTGTGAAGAGATTAAATAAACGTTGTTTGCGGTGGCCGCTGTAGTGCCGGCTGCTACGCCTACACCGCTACCGCTGATCTTGTTCTGCGCTGTTGCGATCAAGATGAACGGTACTGAATTAGTTGGGGCTGGTAAGTAGTTACTTTCGTCAATGATTGTAACTTCTACGCCTGGGGAAACTAGTGCCATGTGTCTGTTCCTTTAATATAAAAAGTGCTATTCATATTTAGCGGCAGGCACTAAAACCACCGTCTATACTTGCCCTTACGTAAGGTTTTGGGTAAATATCTGCATGTCCAGACCTATATGTAAAGCCTGCGCCAAGAGACCAGCCGCTGTAAACTGTTATAAGAATGAAAGAGTTTACTATCGCAGTCGTTGTGACACTTGCATCCGCAAAGGTCGCAAACAAAAACCAGCTGTGTCTAGATGGCAATCAGCTGGTTATAAGAAAAAAATGATCTGTGATCGTTGTGGTTTTAGAGCCAAAAGCGCCGCACAAATTTTGGTGTATCACATGGATGGCAATCTCAATAATTCTGAACTGCGCAATCTCAAAAGCGTTTGTTTAAATTGCACAGTTGAAATCACTCGAGCCGATTTGCCTTGGCGTCGTGGAGATCTTGAAGAAGATCGTTGACTTGTTTATAAAGTTCGTCTAGGGTGCCATTGTTGTCTAGCACAATATCAAAGTCTGTGCCAACCCAGGCAGTTTCGCTGGCATGTACATTGAATTTTTCCAGACGATCTTTGCTCAATGACCACCCAATATGCTTTGGTCCTGCATTTACGGCCACAGCATCGTCATACCATTCGGGTTCTGGACCACGTACTACCCTCAAAACAATTCCGCCCTGATTTCGTATGGCTTTGATTTCGTTGGGGAATCTACAGTCCGAAATTACCACACTGTCACTGCTGTTACGCAGTTTGTTTTCTAAGCTGGCAATCCAGATATCATCATGAAATCCACGACGGCACACTTCTGTACCCCAGTATTGTAGGATCCAACGTGGAGTGATTGCTCGATCCAAGCGTTTGCTCCACCATGGATCTACTTGTTCACGCCATTCACGAGCTTGTTTGGTGCGCCCTTCCAGCATGGTTCTGTCCCAGCCAAACACTGCACTCACAGCATCTTTCAGCGTGTTAGCAAAGCTCTCTCGACGATATTCGTGTATGTTAACAAGATAGTCAGCAATGGTATCTTTGCCGCTTCCGATAAATCCGCATACTCCAATGATCATCTCAGTTCCTTTATGTTTAAATGTCGTAGTGTGTCCTGCAACATGTCAATTTGTCGCTTGCAGTCTTCCAGAGCATGATGGCTGGTGGGTGGTTTAGGCAACTCGGGCCACAGTCCGTACACTGTTCTAGCATCGCGCACATTGTAAAATTGCCATGGTATGGGCTTGCCATAGCTTTTATAGGCATGTTCAAGTATGTTCATGTCATAGGTAGGACCGTTGGCCCAGATTCGTTTGGCATGCCAGGCCATTTTTCCCAGCCCTTCAAGAGCTTGATCCAGCGGTACTCGATTGTCCTCGCCAAAGGCTTCATTACGTGCGGCCGCAGGTTGCGTGGCCCACCAGTCAATAGTGCTTTGTTGTATGCTACGATTTTCCTGGCTTTCTAGTTCTATACGAGCATAGAAATATTGCTCATGATAGCCCGAGCCCAAGGGATCAAACCATCATGAGCA